GGTGGGCCAGAGTTCCTCCGCCCATTCCTAATGCAGCATGTTGGAGAGTTGATTCCCCCTATTTCAGAGGATTTGTATCTGGCTACTGCTGAGGATGTTCGTGTTTGTCTCACTGGATCTTCAAAGGCTGGTTACATAGCTCGTTCCGGCAGGTGCTTCTTCCTCCGTGACGATAAGAATCGTGTGTGTGGAAGACATGGATTGAAGATTGTTTCCAATGAGTGTGCTGTTGCGATTGCTAAGGAGCTTGACGACGATGGTAAGTTTGCTGAGAGCTTTAAGCCTATTATGCTTTCCGAGATTCACTGCTCCACCAGCCACAATTTCTTCGTGGCTTGGCTTTTGGATTTCTATGAAGGCATCTCAGATCCCCTTTATGAAGCCCTTAAGTTCCTTGGCGTTGTCGTGGGTGCGAGTCTCGTTGGCATATCAGTTGCCATGATTGTTAACATGGTTCTCGGAGCCCTTTACTCAGGGCCCTCCGAACAGGCGACTGGCTACGACGCTGTCAAGCTTAGATCTGCTCCTCGCCGTATTCCAGGTAAGCAGCGCTTTGAACCTTCTGCTCCAACCTCCCAAGGTGCCATTGAGATTCCCCCAATTTCTGTAGATGGCCGTGCGGATAAGATCCGACGCAACATGGTCAAGCTTTGGGTTAAGAACCCATCGGCGAAAGCCGGTTGCGTGTGTTTTGCGACCGGAATTCTTTTGCGTGTGGCAGTCACAAATCGCCACCCCTTTGAGAAGCTTGAGCCTGGTGCCGTCATGTCTGTGTATGGAAGGACCTCCCGTTCTGTAGCTGTCGTTCGCGGGACACGCTTTTCTAAAGAGCATTACCGCAACGGTGTCGCCCAAGTTATTTGTGACTCCATCCTTGATGTCTCCTACATTCTCTTTCCCATTGACTTTCAGCAATTCGGTGATGTCCGTCACTTTATTGCCCCGAACTCCTTCGACCCCGAAGAAACTTCCGGAGCACGGATTGTGATGCCGAACATTGTCTTGGGAGAATTTGAAGATAGCCCAGGCATCACTGTCAACGCTCGAGATATTGTTCTCGCGTCCTATGATGGCTTTGGCCTCACAACACTCCGAAGTGGTAATGCATGGGATTTCCTGCGATACTTTTCGGGTGGTACAACCCGAGAAGGTGATTGCGGAGCTCCCTATCTTGCTACTGTGACTAATGGAGTCCTTGGCCAGCATCCCTGGTTTGGAATTCATGGAGCGGGTGATAAGAACCGTGCCTATGCCATTCGTTTGGACCGTGAATATGTCGATGACTTCCTCGCTAATTTCTTCTTTCCTGAATTTGACGAGGTCCCAATGCAACAAAGTGCCGAGTTTTTAACCTATGGCACTAATCCATACAATTTGCAGAGTTACTACGGTGACCTCGACATTCGGCGTTCCCCCTATGTACCCACCGCTGTGACTCTTGAAGAGTCGATTTTCCATGGTG